GAGCAGGATTTCACGGAGGATGACGCCTGGTTAGCGGCTCGTATTAAAGCGGCGGTGCGTTATGTGGAAAACTATACGCGCCGCACGCTTTATGAAAATGCAGACGACCCGGTTTATATGGCTGACTCAGACGCGCTGCTATATGGCGAGGATGTTGAAACCGCCATGCTGATGCTGATCGCACACTGGTATGCAAATCGCGAGGCGGTGGTGACAGGGGTCAGCGTGGCTAATCTGGACTTTGCTGTTGAAGCCTTCCTTCAGCCTTACAGGATTTATGGCGTATGAGAGCAGGACCAATGCGTTATCGGGTGATGCTCCAGAAGCGCGCAGCAGGGCGGTTGCCGTCCGGACAGCCTGCAACAGGGTGGACCGATGTAAAAAGCGTGAGAGCATCAATAGCAGACGTTTCCGGGCGTGAGCTGATAAATTCTGGTGCAGAAGTCGCCGGGAAGACCTCACGAATTTGGATACGTAACAATCTGTCCGAAAGAATCACCAGCGGATGGCGCGTAGTCCATAACCCGCCGACAGGTAAGGGGGAAGTCTACGACATTAAATCTGTTATTTCCGCTGAGAACGGCACCCGTCTGGAACTGTTGTGTGAAGAGGGGGTGAAACAGTGATCGGCTCAAACCTTGATTTTTCTGGGCTTAACGAAATAGCCAGGGAACTGGAACTACTCAGTAAAGCTGAGACCCGCCAGGTGCTCCGGCGTTCGGTCAGGGCCGGTGCCGACCTTATCAGGCAGGAGGTCGTGGACGCGGCTCCTGAAAGGACCGGCAAGCTCAAAAGAAACATTGTTGTGCTGTTTGGTAAAGGGGCACCCGGTGATGCGGTGGCGGGCGTGCATATTCGCGGAACAAATCCTGATACGGGCAACAGCGACAACAAAACGAAAGCATCATCGCCTAACAACGCCTTTTACTGGCGCTATGTTGAGGAGGGAACGTCAAAAATGGCTGCGCATCCTTTTGTGCGTCCTGCGTATGACAGAAAGCAGGAAGAGGCGGCCAAAGCTGCTTTTGATGAGCTGAACCGGGCCATTGACGGAGTGCTGGGAAAATGACCGAGGCCGATATCTACTCGCTGATCGCCGGGCTGGCGGGCGGGAATGTTTTTCCTTATGTGGCACCGACAGGAACTGCCGCACCCTGGGTAGTTTTCCTGCTCCCTTCGGCAAATACGGCGGATGTATTGTGCGGAAGTGCGGAGAAGGCTACCACGCTGCAAGTTGACGTATGGGCTAAATCCACCGATGAAGCGCGGTCCATCCGCGCACAGGTGCAGGCTGCGCTAAGCCAGCTTGATCCCGTTTCTCTCAATGAAATAAATGACTATGAGCCTGACACGTCGCTTTACCGCGCAACGCTTGAAGTTCAGCTCTGGACTTAAACCCTGAATCAGCCGCCTGCGGGCGGTTTTTTACTATCTGGAGATACCCATGTCCTCAAAGTATGAAAAAACGCAGGGAACGCAGATTAACGTTTCTGCTGACCCGGCAACACAGGCAAATCCTTCCGGTGCGACCTGGCAAAGTATCAAATGCTCGACGAAGGAAATCAGTTATACCGGCGGCCAGAAGTCGGACATTGAAACCACCACGCTCTGTTCAACCGAGCAGGAAATGACAAACGGCCTGGCGGCTCCAGGTGAGATGACCATTTCAGGAAACTGGGCTGTCGATGAGGGCCAGGACACATTGCGCACCGCTTACGACAGTGATGCGCAGCACGCCTTTCAGGTGATCTTCCCGTCAGGTAATGGCTATGCGTTTCTGGCTGAGGTTCGTCAGAACAGCTGGGGAGCGGGTACCGCAGGAGTGGTAACCGCCTCTTTCACTCTTCGCGTAAAAGGTAAGCCTGTTCCGATTGTACCGGCACCCGCTGCAGGTTAATAACAGCGGCGAAAGCCGCTTTCTCTGATGATGGATGAGAGTAAAAAAATGGCAAAAAATGTATCGACTGCTTCACTGCGCGATTTGGCGCTGGCTCCGATGTCGGGATTTCGCAGCAAGATCGTGTCCGTGCCTGAATGGGAAAATGCAAAGGTAAAACTGCGTGAGCCTTCGGGGCAGGGGTGGATTGAATGGCAGCAAATTATGTCTCCGGAAAACCCCGAAACTCAGGAGGACGGGGCAGAGGCGCTGACGGCGGCGCAGCTCGCCAGGCGTAATAAAAGCGCGGATGTGGTGCTGTTTATTGACGTCCTGCTGGATGAGGCAGATATGCCGGTATTCACCGCAGACGATAAACCGCTGGTGGAAAACATTTATGGGCCGGTACATGCACGCCTGCTTAAACAGGCCCTCGATCTCAGCACCTCACAGGCTGTAGCTGAAAAAAAGTAAAAGAGCCTGGCACCTTCTTTCTGATGACCCTCGCGTTAAGACTGAACCGCACCCTGCATGAGCTGAAAAACACGCTGACCGCCAGTGAGCTTCGCATGTGGATTGAATACGACGCGGTGAATCCCCTGAGTGACCGGCGCGGGGACATTCAGGCGGCTCAGATAGCCACTGCGGTATTCAATTCGCAGGGGGCGAAAGTGAAGCTCGACGAAATGCTGATCCAGTGGGGGCAGACAGAGGTTGCAGATCGAGGCGACGGGCTGGAAGAATTCTTCGCGGCGATGGCCGGTTAGCGGACTTTAAACAGGATTACTTATGGCTACGCTGCGCGAACTTATTATCAAAATATCTGCCAATTCAACTTCATTCCAGACTGAAATCGCGCGCGCTTCAAGGATGGGGTCCGATTATTACCGCACAATGGAGCAGGGCGGACGGAGGGCTGCTGCCGCTGCCCGAGAAAGCCAGAGGGCCATTCAGGAGCTGAATGAGCAGCTGGTGACTACCCGTGAAACCGCTCTGGAGATGACGGGTGTTTTTGCGGGCGCATTTGCGACCGGTCACCTCATCGGACTGGCAGACAGCTGGAATGCTGTTAATGCGCGACTAAAGCTGGCGTCGCAGTCCACCAGTGAGTTTGCGACCGTACAGAAATCGCTGATGGACATCAGCCAGCGAACCGGCACAACGTTTGGTGACAATGCCGACCTGTTTGCCCGCTCCGCCGCATCAATGCGTGAATTCGGCTACAGCGCACAGGAGGTGCTGAGAGTGACAGAGGCCGTTTCAACCGGCCTGAAGCTCTCAGGTGCCAGCGCTCAGGAAAGCAGCTCGGTAATCACTCAGTTCAGCCAGGCGCTGGCGCAGGGTGTATTACGCGGTGAGGAATTTAACGCCGTCAACGAAGCGGGTGATCGCGTTATCCGTGCGCTGGCTGCGGGCATGGGCGTTGCCCGTAAAGACCTGAAAGCGATGGCCGATCAGGGCCAGCTGACTATCGATAAAGTGGTGCCAGCCCTGACCAGCCAGTTAGAAAAACTGCGTGGTGAGTTTTCATCGTTGCCCGACTCTGTTTCAGGATCGGTCACCAAAGTTGAGAACGCCTTTCTGCAGTGGGTTGGCGAAACAAATAAAACGTCAGGCGCGACAGCAACGCTGTCCGGCGTGCTTGAGGGGGTGGCGAAAAATATCGATTCGGTGGCAACAGTGACGGGTGCGCTGGTTGCCGTGGGCGCCGCACGATTTTTTGGTGGCATGGCCTCCGGTGCCGTGTCGGCTTCGGTGGGGATCGTTACCGCTTACAAAAGTGAGGTTGCGCTGACGCAGGCGCAAATCCGCGGTACCCAGATATCAACCGCCCGCGCCCGCGCTGCAGTGTATCGCGCACAGCAGGCGCTGGTTGCGGCGCGTGCCACAACAGGGCAGGAGGCAGCTGAAAGGCGTCTTGCCGCTGCACAGGCTGCGCTGACCCGTAACGTCAACGCCCGCTCAGCCGCGCAGGAAAGGCTCAACACGATGACCTCGCTTGGCTCAAGGCTGACGAACAGCGTACTCGGGCTGGTGGGCGGCATTCCGGGGCTGGTCATGCTAGGTGCCGGTGCCTGGTTCACTATGCATCAGCGTCAGGAGCAGGCGAGAGAATCTGCACGGGCGTACATCAATACGCTGGAAGAAGTTAAAAACGCCGCGCCGAAAATGGTGCTGACGGAGGTCTCTGATAATCAGGGGCTGACCCTGAGCGCACTGAGTGAACAAAACCGACTGGTCGCTGAACAGGCCGAAAAGGTGAATAAGCTGAAAACCGAGATTAAAGGTTATCAGCAGATTATTGCCAGCCCCGGTCCGTCGGTTGGCGGCTTCCTCATTAATCACCTTACCAGCCTTGAAAGTGTTTCCGCCGGGCTTGAACAGGCAACGTCAGATTTACTGGTTGAGCGGGAAAGGCTTAATCAGATGCAGGAGAAATCACAGAGCATTCAGGTGGTTCTGGAAGCTCTTGAACATCGCCGCGTGACCCTTATCCGTGAGCAGGCCGCCGGGCAGAACGCAGCCTATCAGTCGCTGCTGATGATGAATGGACAGCACACTGAATTTAACCGGCTTATGTCGCTGGGTAATCAATTGTTGCAGACCCGAAGCGGCCTTCAGAACGTGCCAATGCGCATTCCTGCCGCACAGCTTGATACAAAGCAAACCTCTCTTTTGCAGAGGTCCGAGCGGGATAACGTGATAGCGGGACTTTCTGGCATCGAACGCATCCGGAAGCAGGCTGAATACTCCGCTGATGATGCCGGGCTGACCAGCACGCCTGAATATGCTGAAGCGCGACAGAAGTTCATCAGCAATACGGTTGAAGCGTGGCAGAAGCAGGAAAAGCTCTCTGAATCGCTGAAGTCAGGCAATAAGGCGCTGAGCGATCAGGCGAAGGAGCAGCGATCTGCCGCTCAGGTTGCCGAACAGTACGCACGTAAAATTGCCGATCTGAGTGTGGCTACGGAAGTGCAGAAAGTCCGCGCAACGCAGGGTGAGAAAGCAGCCGATCTCTATGCCGCGTCTCATGAGAACGGAACCAAATGGACTGAGGAACAGCGCAAGGCTATTCAGGCATCATCAACCGATCTGGCGCGCTGGACGCAAAAGGCTGATGAAGCGGTACGCAAGCAGCGTGAAATGGCCGATGCGCTGAAGGACCTGCGTGAAGCAACGCGAAAATATCAGGACGACGCTGCGCTTACTACCGGCACCGCCGGTATGGGTGACCGGCAGCGTGATCGTTTTAACGAACAGCAACAGGTTGAGCGGGTTTTCGATAAAACGGACAAAGGCGCGGAAGCGATGGCCGCCAGAATCGCCGCGCTGAATGCCCTGGATAAAAAGTATCAGGCAATCGCAGCATCGGAATCAAGCTGGCTTAACGGGGTTTCCCGTGGTTATCAGAACTGGCTGGAGAGCACCGGCAACATTGCCGGAAGCGTTTCTCAGGGTATCACCTCCACTATGGACAGTGCGCTGGATAACGTCTCTGCAATGTTAGTTGGCAGTCAGGCCGACTGGAAAAGCTGGAGCGTCTCCGTTCTTCAGATGATCTCCAAAGTCGCCCTGCAAATGGCGGTTGTCAATGCGATGGGCGGCGGCTCGTCATGGGGAGGACTCTTCGGCTCGATTGTCAGCAGCGTGGGCGGAGCAGCGGCAGGTGCGTCAGGCGCAGCTGCGGGAAGTGGCGCAATGGGATTGCCCACCAGTTACTCCGGATACGATGGCGGTGGTTTTACAGGCAGCGGTGGGAAATATGAGCCTGCCGGCGTCGTGCATAAGGGTGAGTTCGTTTTTACCAAAGAGGCCACGGATCGTATCGGCGTTTCGAACCTCTACAGCATGATGCGGGGGTATGCGAACGGTGGCATCGTGGCTGGCGCTGCGGGAATTGGTGCGTTTTCTTCCGGGGTAAATACGGCCTCGGGTGGGGGAGCGCCGCAGGTTTACATCACCATAGACAGCAACGGCAAATCCTCTGCTCAGTCATCTTCTGGCTGGGAGCAATTTGGCGCGGAAATTGGGTCATTCGTGGATCAGCGATACAAGAAAAACCTGATGAGGGATTTACAGCCCGGAGGAGATATCTGGAATGCTAATAAAGGCAGGTAATCTATGGCGTTAGAAACATTCACCTGGTGCCCAAGAACAGATGCTGAAGCGGACGTTAAACACCGCGTTCGTAAAGCTCAGTTCGGCGACGGTTATGTGCAGGTTGCCGGAGATGGATTAAATACCCGGTCACAGGAATGGACACTTAATTTCGTGGGTGACGAGGCATATATTCAGGCCATCAGGGAGTTTCTTGACCGCATGGGTGGCATCAGGGCATTCCAATGGAAACCGCCGCTTTATCCGCTGGGGCTTTGGCGCTGCGAGGAATATAAGCCCGTGGCGCTCGGTGCGGGAAAGTATTCTCTTGATGCAACATTTATTCAGGCTTTCAGACCATGATTAACAGCGATATTCAGAAACTTGAGCCGGGTAATAAAATCAGGCTTTTTGAAGTTGATGGCAGCAAGTTTGGTGCGGATATTCTTCGCTTTCATAATTATAACCTTCCTCATACTGAAGCGGAAATCATCGCCGCCGGTGGAGATGAAAGTAAGTTGCCCGCAAAGTCTCTCTGGTGGCAAGGGAAGGAGTACGGGCCTTGGCCGGTTAATATTGAGGGGATAGAAGCTTCAACAACCGGCAGCAGTGCGCAGCCAAAACTCACCGTAGCCAATCTGGACAGTTCAATCACTGCAATGTGTCTGGTATACGACGATATGCTGCAGGCAACCGTCACTATTCATGACACGCTGGCGCAATATCTGGATGCGAGAAACTTTGCAGAGGGCAACAGCACCGCCGACCCGGTGCAGGAAAGGCTGCAGGTATTTTATATCGACTCGAAAAGCCTGGAGACTAACCAGGCGGTCGAGTTTACGCTTACCAGCCCGATGGATTTGCAGGGGCTGATGATCCCCACGCGCCAGCTGCATTCCCTGTGCACGTGGTGCATTCGCGGAAAGTACCGCACCGGCGATGGTTGCGACTATGCCGGTACCCGATACTTCGACAAAAACAACAATCCAGTCAGTGACCCTTCACAGGATGTCTGCAACGGCACATTATCGGCCTGCAAACTTCGCTTTGGCGACAACGACGAGTTGCCGTTTGGCGGATTCCCCGGCACCTCCCTGCTTAAGAGCTAATCATGCGTGAGAAAACGATTGAAGCCATTATGGCTCATGCGGAGTTGTGCTATCCGCTGGAGTGCTGCGGCGTGGTGGCGCAAAAGAGCCGGGTAGAGCGTTATTTCCCATGCCGCAATCTGGCCGCTGAGCCGACCGAGCATTTCCATCTCGATCCGCAGGGCTATGCTGACGCGGAGGACTGGGGAACGGTGACAGCCGTAGTCCACAGCCACCCAGACGCAACAACGCAGCCGAGCGATCTGGACAAGGCCCAATGTGACGCCACTGGATTGCCCTGGCATATCGTCAGCTGGCCGGAGGGGGATTTACGTACCATCATGCCGCGCGGGGAACTGCCGTTACTCGAGCGACCCTTCGTGCTGGGACATACGGACTGCTGGGGGCTGGTAATGAGTTATTTCAGGCAACAGCACGGCATAGAGCTGACAGATTACCGGGTCGACTATCCGTGGTGGGAGAGCGGCGCAGAAAACCGCTATCTGGATAACTGGTATGAGTGCGGTTTTCGCGAGTTCAGTGGAGAGCCGCAGCCGGGCGATCTGGTGATTATGCAGGTACAGGCACCAGTCGCTAATCATGCTGGCGTGCTGCTGGCCGATAACATGCTGCTGCACCATATGTACGGCATGTTGAGCCAGCGTGTGCCATATGGCGGTTACTGGCGGGAACGAACTGTAAAAGTTGTGAGATATCGATCCTTTGTCTGAAACCCCACGAATGTTAGTATCTCTTCGAACATTTAAAGGAGAATGACATGGATACAGGTGGATTTGGTTGGTTATTTGTAAGTATAGTTATTGGTATTATTCTGTGGTTCTTTATTAACAGAGCCAGTGTAAGGGCAAATCGTCAGGTTGAGCTTTTGGAATCAATTGATAGTAAATTATCAAGAATTCTCGACCCTACACATGAAGTAGATTCCAAAGATAAGTCCAATGAACAATACCTCGAAGAGGCAAGGAAAAAAGTTGGGCTGTAACCTGTAATAATTAAAGCCACCTTTTGGTGGCTTTTTTATTTCTGGAGCAATCATGCATGAAATAATGACGCGAATAGAACTTGGTGGAATTCTGGGTAAAACATTTGGGAAGACTCATCATCGTTTAATTAGCACCGTCCATGAAGCGACAAGAGCTTTAGCTGCTACAGTTAATGGCTTCGAAAAATTTATGATTACCAGCAAGCGACGTGGCCTGACTTATGCAGTGTTCCGGGGAAAGAAGAATATCGGAGAAGATGATCTTGGCTTTCCTGTAACTGAGGAAGTAGTACGAATTATGCCAATTTTGATCGGCAGCAAAAAGGCTGGCCTTCTGCAGACTATTCTCGGGGCTGTATTGGTTGTTGTCGGGGCAATAGGTGCGTTTACTCCGATCGGGCAGGCATTCGGTGGGGCCGCGTGGGGATCCTATGCAATGCAGGCAGGTATTGGTCTTATGGCTGGCGGTATCATTCAGATGCTATCCCCACAATCACCTGGACTCGCCAGCAAACAAGATGCAGATAATCAGGCATCCTATGCGTTCGGGGGCGTGACAAATACCGCAGCGCAGGGTTATCCGGTACCGCTGCTTTACGGTAAGCGTCGTATCGGCGGGGCAATCATTTCAGCGGGCATTTACGTTGAAGATCAGCAATAAATAGAATCCTATCTTTTCTAAGGTCACCTTCGGGTGGCCTTTTTTATGGACGCAATATGCCAACAGCAACCGCAATTAAGGGCCGTAAAGGGGGCAGCTCAGAGGCCCGCACGCCAGTCGAGCAACCGGATGATTTACAGTCGGTCGCTAAAGCAAAGCTGCTCTTCTCACTGGGTGAGGGAGAGTTCGGTGGTGGGCTGACCGGCCAGACTATTTTCGTCGATGGCACACCGGTTGAGAACGCAGACGGATCGAGCAATATCAGCGGCGTTTACTGGGAGTTCCGACCGGGTAACCAGGCGCAGGGTTATATTCAGGGTCTGCCAGGCACTGAAAATGAAATCAATGTGGGTACCGAATTACATAGCGCGACCGCCTGGGCGCACACCTACACCAACACGCAGTTGTCAGCGGTGCGCCTGCGTCTGAAATGGCCTTCGCTGTTCAGGCAGGAAGATAATGGTGACCTGGTGGGCAACTCGGTTAAGTACGCTATCGAACTGCAAACCGACGGCGGAGCATTTAAAACGGTGCTGGATACCGCTGTGACCGGCAAAACCACCTCGGGCTATGAGCGCAGCCACCGTATCAATCTGCCGCAGGCCGGGACCTCCTGGACAATCCGCGTTCGTAAGCTGACCGCAGATGCTAACAGCGCGAAGATTGGCGATACGATGACGATCCAGAGCTATACGGAGGTTATCGACGCCAAGCTGCGTTACCCCAATACCGCTTTGCTGTATATCGAGTTCGATTCCAGTCAATTTAATGGCTCTATCCCGCAGATCGCCTGTGAACCAAAGGGGCGGGTGATCCGGGTGCCGGATAATTATGACCCGATAACCCGGTCATATTCCGGCACCTGGTCCGGCGCGTTTAAATGGGCGTGGACGGATAACCCGGCGTGGGTGTTTTACGATCTGGTGATCACCGAGCGCTTTGGTCTCGGCAACCGGCTGACCGCCGCGAATATCGATAAGTGGGAGCTGTACCGGGTTGCGCAGTACTGCGATCAACTGGTGCCGGACGGTAAGGGCGGCAGCGGGACCGAGCCGCGCTATAAGTGCGACGTGTACGTACAGAGCCGCAACGAGGCCTATACCGTGCTGCGCGACTTTGCGGCCATCTTTCGTGGCATGACCTACTGGGGCGGCAATCAGATTGTTGCGCTGGCCGATATGCCTCGCGACGTCGATTACAACTACACCCGCGCCAACGTTATCGACGGTCTGTTCAACTATTCCAGCAGCACCGCAAAAACGCGCTATACCACCGCGCTGGTCTCCTGGTCCGATCCGGATAACGCTTATGCGGATGCGATGGAGCCGGTATTTGAGCAGGAGCTGGTTGCCCGCTACGGCTTCAATCAGCTGGAGTTGACCGCTATCGGCTGCATCCGTCAGTCGGAAGCAAACAGAAAGGGGCGCTGGGGCATCCTGACAAATAACAAAGACCGCATGATAACGTTCGGTGTTGGTCTCGACGGCATGATCCCGCAGCCTGGCTACATCATTGGTGTTGCCGATGAGCTGTTGTCCGGTAAGGTAACTGGCGGGCGCATCCGTTCGGTAAATGGCCGCGTGATCACCCTGGACCGCAAGCCCGACGCAGTGGCCGGTGATCGGCTGCAGCTTAACCTGCCTTCAGGAGCCTCACAGGGCCGCACCATTCAGTCCGTCACTGGTAATGCTGTCACCGTCAGCACCGCATACAGCGAAACGCCGGAAGCGGAAAGCGTGTGGATTGTGGAGTCAGACACGCTGTACGCGCAGCAATACCGCGTGGTGAGCGTTTCAGATAACAACGACAACACGTTCACCATTACAGCTGCTTATCACGATCCGGATAAGTACGCCCGGATTGACACCGGCGCAATCATCGATCAGCGCCCGATAAGCGTTGTTCCGGCTGGAAGCCAGTCGGCACCGGCCAATATCCATATCAGTACTTTTGATGTGGTGAGCCAGGGCATCAACGTGCAGACCCTGCGTGCGGCGTGGGACGGCGCCGCCAGCGCCATTTCTTACGAGGCGCAGTGGCGGCGAAATGATGGCAACTGGATCAGCGTGCCGCGCAGCGCCACCACCTCCTTTGAGGTGCCCGGCATCTACGCCGGTCGGTATGTGGTGCGCGTCAGAGCGATAAACGCCGCCGAAATCTCATCGGGATGGGCATACTCGGAAGAGAAAACGCTGACGGGGAAAGTGGGTAATCCACCAAAGCCTGTTGATTTCAAAACATCTCCTGCGGTTTTTGGCGTCGATCTGACGTGGGGCTTCCCGTCAGGTTCGGGAGATACGCTGAAAACAGAAATACAGTACAGTGATAAATCAGACGGCTCGGACGCCATGCTGCTTGCAGATGTGCCTTATCCGCAGCGCAGTTACCGGCAGCTGGGGCTTAAGGCTGGCATCCGATTCTGGTATCGCGCCCAGCTGGTGGACAGAACCGGCAACGAGTCCGGCTACACAGAGTGGATCGAGGGACAATCCTCATCCGATGCAGAAGAGATTCTCAGCTATCTGACAGGACAGATTAACAACACCCAATTGTCGCAGGATTTGCTGTCAGAGATAGACAGTAAAGCAGTGAAATCAGACGTTGACGCGGCAATAAAAGAGGCGAAGCAGCAGGCGACAGAACAAGTTGAAAGCGCCCGTAATGATGCCAGCCAGGCAGCCGACAAGGCACGCACGGAAGCTGTCGCCGCAGCGGAGGAAGGCATTGCAAAAGAGGCTCAGGATCGTGCAGAGGCGATTCAGGCTGAGGCTAACGCCAGGGCTGATGCGTTACTGAACGAGAAAAATGAACGCACAGCGGACATCACCACCGTTAAAACGTTGATTCAGACCGGGGATGAGTCGCTCGCGCAGCAGATTTCACAAATCGCGGCGGGAAGTGGCGAACAGTTCGACAGCCTCAAAATCTGGTACTTCGATACTGATAATGAAGGCTGGACGGAAGATGATGCCAGCAAAATTCCACTCCAGGTCACAGAAGATGGTTGGTTGCATGCTGCAAACTCGTCCACTTCATCCATGCGGTCGCCCGTCGATTTAGGTATTGATGCGGCTGCGTATCGTTTTCTCAAATTGCGCGTGAAAAAAGTCGGTAATCCGACCTGGCGCGGTCGCCTGTGGTGGATTGGTACAAATGAGTCGGGATGGCTGTCAGGTAGCCGGACGGTTGATGTTGCAGAGCCAGAATATGATGCAAACGGCGTTGCTACCGTGACGTTTCACGATATCAACTGGATAGGTTCTGGCAGCATTCGCCGGTTTCGTTTAGACCTGGCGATATCGCAAAACAAGGATAACTATTTTCTTGCCGACTGGATTGCGGTGGGTCGTCCGACACCGGGCGCGGGAATGGCGGCACTGCAGAATGAATCAACGGCGCGTGTTAACGCAGACGCAGCGGAAGCCACGCAGCGCAATACGCTTGCCGTTCAGCTACGCGGTGCCTATGACGGCACTGACGCCAGCAAGGTCAGTTCTGGCCTGATTTTCAGTGAGTCTCAGGCCCGAATCACAGGGGATAAAGCGGAGGCAACGGCTCGCCAGTCGCTTGAAACGAAAGTTGACGGCAGCGTGTCTGTCATTAATCAGTCTCTTGATACTCTGAATACTGCGCAACTGGCGCAGGCCAGTGATATTACCTCTCTGAAAACTGAGCTGGGTGATAAGGCGGATGCGTCTGCGGTTCAGACTTTGCAGAACACCGTCAGGGAGCAGGGCGACACGCTTTCCAGTCAGAGCGGCAGCATCACCCGACTGGGAAACGGGCTTAATACAGTAAACGAGGAGATTGATAAAAAGGCGGATGCGTCTGCAGTTCAGACTTTACAGAACACCGTCACGGAGCAGGGCGACACGCTGTTATCGCAGGGAAACAGCATTACCGGTTTGCAGAACAGCCTTGATACCACTAACGGCAATGTGACGAAGAAAGCGGATGCGTCAGCAGTGCAGACTCTGCAAAACGCGGTCACGCAGCAGGGGCAAGACATCAGCAGCCAGTCAGGGCGGGTCACATCACTTGAGAACAGTATTACTGGTGGTAACGCGATTCTGAACGGCGACTTTGCCGCAAACGTCAGCCAGTGGATCAGTTCGGGGGCGGGGTCGTCTTTCATGTGGGACAGCGAAATTAAGGCGCTGGTAAGCGGAGCCGGTTCTCTACGCGTGGCGAACAGCACGCTGATCCGCGTCGAAGCAGGACAGACGATCACGTTGGCATTCAGAACCAGAAATACAGCGGATTTCACATCTGGCTCGGCAGATACATGCGGCTTTATTGCTGATCTCAGTAGCCCAACAGTCTGGGCGCTCAAGTCTGATGCGTGGCTGAGTGCGAAAGCGAATGAGTGGGAAACGCGCAGCATAACGTTCAAAGTACCGCAGAATGCCGCTTACACCGGGCTTTGGCTGCGTTTTGCCGCAGGAACGCTGAATGCACGTACCGCGAAGGTCTATATCGATGACGTGATCGTTGTCGTGTCAAATGGCCTTGGTGCACTGTCGGCAGGCGTGTCGGCAAATGCCGGCGCTATTAACACTCTCAGTAATGCTGTGACGCAGCAGGGCGAAACCATCAGCTCTGTCTCAGGCCGCACCACTTTGCTGGAAAACAGCCTGAAAACCACGAATGAGGAGCTTGATAAAAAGGCGGATGCGTCGGCAGTGCAGAGCCTGCAGAACACCGTCAGGGAGCAGGGCGACACGCTTTCCAGTCAGAGCGGCAGCATCACAAAGTTGAATAACAGCCTCAGCGCAACAAATCAGGAGGTAGAGCGCAAAGCAGATGCCACCGCTCTGAACAGCCTGCAAAGTACCGTGACACAGCAGGGTGAGGCCATCACCAGCCAGGCCACAAGTCTTACTCAGCTGGGGACGTCGGTCGGGCGTAATACCTCGGAGATCACCAGTCTCAGTGAGACCGTCAGTGACCTGTCCGGCTCCGTTGCTTCGCAGGTCAGTGATATCAGCGCATCGAATCACAATAATGCGGAGGCTAACCTTTTCCAGACTGTAAACGGCGTTCTTGCCGATGCCAGCATCTCGTCTCTGACAAGAGTCGTCGCAAATAACGACCTTTCGTCAGCACAGAAGTTAGAAACACTCACCGCTCAGATCAATGACACAAAGGCACAGGTTCAGACCAATGCCAGCGCGATTACTACTGCGGCTGGAAAAGTCGATGCGAGTTACACCATCAAGCTCGGCGTAAACAGCGATGGCACCTACTACGGGGCGGGGATGGGGATTGGCCTGAGCAATGAAACCGGCAGCATTCAGTCGCAGGTTATCTTCACAGCTGACCGCTTCGGGATTCTGCCATCGTCTAATGGGGGTACGGTAAGTAGCGCCACGGCTCCTTTCGTTGTTGAAGGAGGTCAGGTGGTTATGAACTCGGCGGTAATTAAAGACGGGTTTATTACCAATGCGATGATCGGTTCTTATATTCAGTCGACAAACTACAGCGCCAGCGCCAAAACCGGATGGAACCTGAGTAAAGACGGCCTGCTGACTATGTTCGGTAATGGAGGCAGTAGCGGATATGTCCAGCTGGATCAGGACGGCCTGGCGGTTTACAACGCAGATGAACTTACGGTTGTTTTAGGGAAAAAAAGATAATGTCTTACGGCGCACAGATATTTATCAACGGCACGTCTTTTGACGTGCTGAATTCAATGTCCGCAAATTATATGCTGGACTTTATTACGGGCGCGGCGGGATCGAGAACCTATGATATACCGGAAGGAAAAGCGTTGAAAACTGTCACCTACACGACCGGACCTAACGACGCCACGCCTCCCACCGTTACTGTTTCAGGAAAAACGGTAAGCTGG